CCAGCCTCTACTGGCACGGTCTTGCGCGGCAATAAACATCGCATCGTCCTGCGCTTTCTGCTCCGGTGACTTTTGGGGGCGGTCGGGCTTCTTCTTGTCCTTAAGTTCAAACAAACCCTGCCATTGATTGCTGATGCTTTGGTTAACCACAGCATCTTGGTCAGCGCCGTACCGCGACAACTTCAATTTCATCGCGTGTTCGCTGGCAGTCTTGATGGGCTTGCGGATGGCGACCCTATAGGCAACCCATCGTTCCCATGCGGCTTCGTCTAGTTCGTGCATCGTAAGTCTCCTATCTGTGGAGGTTTGAGAATACTCGTTAACTCAGGTGAACGCAACAAGTTTAGTTCAGGCTTTTAAGATTTCAGACTGACTTGGATTCAAGATGGTCTAGAAGGAGGGTCTAGACCCTGATGACTGATGGTGAATCCGCACGGTTTAGACGGAATACGCCTAAAGCGAGTCGTGCGGAAGATGACTGACGGAGCCATCCGCTGTCGGCTACTTTTCACGGTTTCCCGTGTGTGGTTCGCGCTTCCCGACGACACGCCGCGCGTTCAGAGACCCACTGCCCCGGTCTGAATTTAAGGTAATGCTGCGCGTTGTTTCCCCGACCAGCATTCCCGAGCATGGCGTGGTGGGGTGGTTGACAGAACTAGAACAGTCCATCAAACTTCCATCACGCTCACTTCGCATCTGAAGCGTAAGGGCATCCTCCCGCCCGCGTCAAGCCCTCCTTCACGGAGGGTTTGTCGTTTAAGGGTAGTCGTCCAGAGAAGTCCTGTAGTGTCCAATCGCACAGGAACCCGCGCCAGAAAGATTCTGGCGGCTTTACGGCAGGGGTAGGGGTCAGCCGGGGGTAGGCGTAGAATCGGCTGTAATCGGCGGGGTGAGGGCTTCTAGAGCCTTCCATTGCCATACGCGCATAGCAGGCAGTTTCCCTGCCTTGACCCACCTGCTGACGGCAGGGCGGGACACCCCAAGTTTACGGGCGAGGGCGGCTTTGCTACCTGCGACTGCGAGGGCGGCTTGGATGTCCATGAAGCGGTAAGTTAACGATGGTAAAAATAAATGCAAGAGGCTGTTGACATCGGTTAACAGCAAGCGCATCATGGCTCCACGGTCACAAACGACCGGCAACCGGAGCAACAGATATGCGACCCATCCCCCAACACCTGCCCCCCGCAATCCGCTGGGCAATCGCAGCAGGTGAATCCAGAGCAGCCCGTGACCTTGCGATGAAGCACGCAAGAGCGCACGCAGACATCCGTGCAGCGTTTGTTACTTGCGCTAGAACCAACCAACGGCTGATGTTCCAAGCCTTGCACATGGCGAGGAATTCAATATGAAAACCGTTGGCCTGTACCTGTTCTCGTTCGTCATGTTTGCCGCTCTAGTGTGGCTTGCCGTGAGGACTTTCTGATGGACGACTGGCAACAGCAACGCGAGTGCGAGGAACGCCAGTACTACACCGAGCCGGTCATCCTCACTTGGACGCAGGCAGACATCGACCGCCACAACGAACTGCGGCGCGAACTTAAACAAATGATTGAGGAGAGCAAGAAATGTCGGAACTTCTGAAAATCAATGTCAACGAACACCTTGAGAAAAAGGGCAACCTGTCTTACCTGTCATGGGCATGGGCGTGGGCTGAAGTGTTGAAGGTTGACTCCGGCGCACAATGGACGGCGCATGAGTGGAACGATAGCCCCGTGATGTACCTGCGAAACGGCACCGCGATGGTCAAGGTCAGCGTTGAAATCAAGGGCAACATCAAGACCTGCATCTTGCCGGTGATGGATAACAGAAACAGAGCAATCGTTGACCCCGATGCGTTTGCCGTGAACACCGCGACGATGCGTTGTCTTGCTAAAGCCATCGCCATGCACGGGCTTGGGCTTTACATCTACGCGGGTGAGGACTTGCCAGAGTCGGAAAAGGCCGAACCTAACCCCGAAGTGCTGGCGCAGATTGCGTCTGTGACTGACGCGGCTGCGCTTGTTACCTTGTTCAAATCACTTGACCCCGCCATCCGCGCAACGCACATGGATGCGTTCAGCGCACGCAAGAAGGAGTTGAGTGACGGGGGTGCGGCGTGAACAAGCATCAATGGGAACGGTGTTGCGGAAGTTGCATTTTTTATGTTGAGAAAAAAGACGACGAAGGATTTTGCGGGTTTGCTTGGCCGCCATACATAAAAGCAAAGCGACAACCTGTAAGCGCATACGACCGTTGTGATTTGTACCAAGAATTGCCGGATGGTGAAGACCCATTAACAGTTTCAGAAATTGAACGGGTATTAAAAATATGATGGAACAGCGTACAGACGACTGGTTTGCGGCACGGCTTGGCAAGGTCACAGCCTCCCGCGTTGCGGATGTCATTGCCAAGACCAAGACCGGATATGGCGCAGGTCGTGCTAATTACGCGGCTGACCTTGTGGTTGAGCGGCTGACAGGTCAGAAGGCATCCTCGTTCACCAACGCCGCGATGGAGTGGGGGACAGAGCAGGAGCCGAACGCCAAAGCCGCCTACGCCGCCAAGACCGGGATACTGGTCGAGGATGTCGGCTTCATTGACCACCCGACCGTTGCGATGTCTGGTGCCAGCCCTGACGGGTTGGCCGAGGATGGGCTGGTGGAAATCAAATGCCCGAACACCGCGACCCATCTCGAATACATCTTCGACGGCAAGCCGCCGCAGAAATACATAACGCAGATGCAATGGCAGATGGCGTGTGCCGGTAAGCCGTGGTGCGATTTCGTGTCCTACGACCCGCGCCTGCCCGAGCGGCTGCAACTGTTAGTCGTGCGCGTCCCGCGTGATGACGACTACATCAAGATGCTTGAGCAGGAGGTAACTACTTTCCTGCAAGAGTTAGACGACAAACTTAACAAACTAGAAAAGGTGACCCTGTGAATAAGCAGTACGACAACAACAACCGTGGCGTTTTGTTTAAGAACGATAAGCGCGGCAACGAAAAAGCCCCCGATTATCGCGGTTCTGCCGTTCTTAACAATATCGACCTCAACATCAGCGCGTGGATTAAGCGCAGCAGTAAGACCGGCGATGCTTTTATGTCGCTCAAGTTTGAGCCGAAGCAGGCTGCGCGTCCTAAAACGATGGCAGAGCAAAACCCCGAGAAGTTCAACGACGATGAGGATTTGCCGTTTTGAAAATCTTCATCGGATACGATAGCCGCGAGGACATCGCCTACGAGGTGGCTCGTGCGTCCATTCTGGAACACATGGAGGCAGAGGTTGTCGCGCTTCGACTGGATGACCTCCGTGAGATGGGGATGTACTGGCGCGAACCAGACCCGTTCTCATCCACGGAGTTTAGTTTCAGCCGGTTCCTTGTGCCTGCGCTCTGCAACTTCAGGGGCAACGCTTTGTTCATGGACTGTGACTTTCTGGTGCGGCACAGTCTGAAACCGTTGCTCGACTTCAACAATCCTGATGTTGCCGTGTGGTGTGTGCAGCACGACTACAAGCCTACATCTCTGACAAAGATGGACGGGCAAATACAGCGCCAATACCCGCGCAAAAACTGGTCGTCGTTTATGTGGTTCAATTGCAGCCATCCGTCAATGGGTGGGCTGACACCTGAAATCGTGAACAGCGAAACCGGGATGTACCTGCATCGGTTCATGTGGGTAAACGACCGAAACATTGGTGCGTTGCCGCCGACCTTCAATTACTTGGAGGGCTGGCACACACGGGCGCAGGTTCCTGACCCGACTTGCGTGCATTTCACCGAGGGTGGCCCGTGGTTCGATGAATACCAGAATGTCGAATACGCCCACGAATGGAAGCAATGGGCTGGACGGGTGAGGGCATCCGAGCGATGAAACGCATCTTCCCGCGAGGCACTAGACCCGACGCTATGGCATCTGTCGTAACGCGGATGGTGTCTAACCTTGACCCGCTCAAAACATGGGCGGTCGAGGTTACGGAGTGGAAGAAGCCGCGCACCAACCAACAGAACAAGTTCCTGTGGGGCGTGGTGTACCCGTCCATCCTTGAGGGCGGCGGCGAGGCATTGCGCGGATGGCAGCGTGATGACCTGCACGATTACTTTCTGGGTGAGTGTTTTGGATGGGAGACGCTAGAGGGGTTTGGCAGGAAGCGCCTGCGACCGCTCAAGCGTTCCTCTGCGCTCGACAAACAAGAGTTCAGCGAC